GGAGGCAATAAACAACCTTCCTGATGATGAAGAAGAGCTACTAGCAGCTGATCCAGATAGCCCTGCTGGTACATATAGAGACATTATTAAAGCTATGTCTCAGCAGACTAACAGAGGTTCTGCTATTAGCCATTACATGAATATAGAGGTTTAGTGATGTCTAAGAATGTTACCCTTATTGAATATCCAGAGGCAACCATACTTAAGTCTTATGACACATTCGTAGCAGTTAAACGTTCAGCTGCTGGAGATATGGTTACTGAACAGCATTACAGCAAGACTACCACCCGCCAGATTAATGAATTTTTTGGCGGTTCTGAAAAAGCTGCAAAGGTAGACAAAGTACCACAAAAGACTATTGACGTAATAGCCAAGTTTTTAGAGGAGTATCACAACTGCTCTGACGAGGTCAAAGCCAAAATAGCTAATTACATAGAGGAGTAAAACTATGAGAAATTTATTTCTAATGATCGCTATGTCAGGGTTGTTCTATACGACCCTATCTGGCACTCTTTACGACATGACAGTAGCAGATTGTAACGCTGGTGTTGTCAAAGCTTGTGAGGAGATCGCCAGATGAAATTTGAAGCTACTAAGGACAAGAAAGAAACTCTCTTTCAGGGTTTCTATATCTTGTTTGCTGCACCAACAGTTAAACATCAAGAAGAAGTCGGCCAGATGCTTTGCCTCATGCTGATGGATTCTGAAATATCCCAAACAGATGCGCAAAATGCGTGTGAAAGAGCTATTCAAGCTCATTTAGTTGAAAAAAAATTGGAGGACACTTTTAATGGCTGATTTTGATTATCAGAAAATGAATGACTATGTCAGTGCTGACCCTGAAGTAGCAAAACTTCGCGAACAAAAAACATCAGCACGTAAAAAGATTGAAACTTTAAAAACATCAGCACGTAGGCATATTGAAAAAATGCACGGCTTGTATTTAGCAAAAACTGCTGTAATTGAAAAAATTATGGTAGAGCCACCAACAGAATCTGAAGAACAATATTTAGAACAAATTACTGGTCAATGCCATGATTGTTGGGACGGAGATTGGCAAGAAGCAAGTGAAGTTGTTTTCGATGGACAACTTAGTTGTGCTATGGCCATCGGTAACTTAGCTAAACAGATTTATAAATTAATGGAAGATATTAACCTTATGTCTGGCTGTCTTGACACTTTAGAAACTGAATTACAAAAACAGTTCAGAGAGCAATTTTACAAAGATCAACAGGAGGCTACAAAGATAGAAGATGTATAACTCTATTTGTTTAACTTTATTGGTTATAGCAGCATATACAAACTTGTTGCTGACCATAAAAAAAACTGGCAGAGGAGACCCTTTAAACTCCCCAACCAGTTTTAACCCCAAGAACCGTACTAAGCGGCCTAATTTATTATAGCTATGAACACAAGCGAACAACTAAAAACTTTAGAAATGGCCATCTTACATGGTGGTAGTTTTTATAGCAAACTTGCACACGCTGCACTTGCAGCAGATCCAGTAAACAGGGCATTGATTTTTGAAACCTTTCCTAGATTAGAAATGGAATATGGCTCAATGAGTCCTTATCAATGCAAGTCTAATTTGAGGATAATTAAATGATTACTTCAGAAATCGAACCATTATCAGTTGACTTTGCAAGCTATCGGGCAGACCCTGCATTCAGCGCTAGTGATCTAAAAATTATCACTAAGCAAAATGCTAGAGCGCTATGGCACTCAAAGTTCAATGAACTGGCACCGCCAAAGCTTCCAACACCCGCTATGAAGTTTGGCACTTTGTTTCATGCTATGTGCTTAGAGCCTGATGATTTTACAGCTAAATTTAGAGTTGTAGAAGATAAGCGCACTAAGAAAGGCAAAGAACAAGCTCTCGAATATGAGAAAAAAGGCATAACAGTAATTACACCTCAAGATGCTGCATTAGCTGACAACATGATGTCATCAATAATGGCTAATTCAACAGCTTATGACCTGTTAGATAAAGGCCAATCAGAACAAAGTTTTTGGTGGTCACATGAGGCAAGTGGCCTTGATTGCAAATGTCGTTGTGACAAAATTCATAACGATTTAGTAGTCGATCTTAAGACCACAGGAGAGGGTGGGGCATCGCCAGAAATGTTTACAAAAACAGTAACGAATCTGAACTACCACCTTCAAGCAGCACATTATTTACAAGGTACAAATTGTAAAAGATTTGTCTTTGTAGTAATAGAAAAAGTATTCCCTTACAACATAGGTGTCTACGAATTAGATAACGAATTTCTCGACATAGGTTATGAACTCCAAGAACAAGCGCTTCTTAAAATATCTGAAGCAACTACGTCTGGAAAATGGCTCGGATACACCGATACCGAACCACAAGGAATCCAGACTCTCGGCAAACCCTACTGGCTTGGCAACAACTATGACTAAACCAGAATTTAAAGTCATGCAAATGACACCAGAAAAAGCTAAACAGATTCTTGTTGCAAAAAATAGAAACAATAGGAATATCAAAGCTTCTAATCTGAAACGGCTAGTTACTGCCATTGAAAATGGTGAATGGAAAGTCACCAATAATGGACTAGCTTTTGACGATCAAGGTAACTTGATTGATGGTCAGCACAGGCTGGCAGCCATCTTACAGACAGGTAAAACACTTCCTATATTAGTCTGCTCTAATATGGACTCTCGTATATTCGATTGTGTTGATACTGGTGCTGCTAGAACTGCTGGTGATGGTATTGACATTGCTGGTAGCACCCATGGAAAAACTATTGCCGCTGCTATTAAATGTTATTACTTGTACAACAACTGGCCTAGACGTGCATGGTCTAGTACTGTTGCTCCTACTTCAGCCCAGATTCTAAAAATTTACGAATCTAAAAAAGACACAATGGAGGCTGTTTACTCCGTTATTGCCAAAAAACATAAAAATTACAAATGTTTTCCTAAAAGTATTGGCTTGTGTTTCACATTGATTTGTTTAGATGCTGGCTGGTCTGACTTGCAGATGTGGGAGTTTTGGGACGCTGTAACGCTAGGTGCAAATTTACAGGCAGATAGCGCTGTACTTTCTTTTAGAAACCAGTTAAGCAATGTCGAGTATCGCAAGCGCGGGTGGTTTTCCCAGAGGTTTATCCTTAATGCCTTCATAGTTTGTTTTAACAAGCACGTTCAAAACATTCCTACTATCAGGTTTATTGCACCAAGACCCGATACAAATATGTACAAGGTAGAAAAACCAGCACAAAAAGAAACATCAATCTTAGAGGTCATTAAAGCACAATGAAGAAACCTAATTTAAAAGGCACTATTCAACCACAGGATATTTACAAAAAAGGTAAATACAGTTATGTGTCATGGGCTAGAACATCTGAATATCTAAATGAACTAGCCGCTGGTTGGGAGTTTCATCTAGAAATGCCACCAACTTATGAAACAACTGGTGTAGTTTGGGCTGCACCCGATGGCACAGGTTATCTTATGGGTTACTTCACAGATCCAGAGGGTAAGAAAGGTGCTGTTTATCCATACTCAATTATGGATAATAGAAACGACCCAATGAAACTAGATAGGATTTCAGCAAGAGACATTACCGACTCTCATAGACGCGGCTTTTGTTTTTGTGCAGCTAAAGAATTTAATCTAGGTAGTGAATTATGGACAGGTAATGAAATTGTTAAAGCTTCAGAGCCTGTTACCCCATCAAAAAGACAAGCTAATGTTCAACCCAAACAGAACATAGCAGTTTTGGCGCGTGACGCTATTGTGAAATCAACTACTGATGAACAATTAGACCAACACTTCAATACTCTAGTATCAAGGCTAGATGAGGGGAAAATCAGCCAAGACCAATATAATAAACTTATTGACCTAATCAAAGCTAGGAGGAAAGCATTAACACCATGAACCAAATCGAACAGCAATTTTTAACATCTGACCAGTTAGCTGAAAGATATGGGTTAAGCCCAGCAACTATTGCTGATTGGAGACGTAAAGATCGTGGACCCGACTACTATACACTTCCCAAATATGCGGTATCATCGGGTTCCGCTAAGGTTCGCTACGACATAAAAGTGATCCTTGAATGGGAAAAACAAAACAACATTACACCTAAGAACCCTTTTTAATTATGGCAAAAGTACAACCAGCATTTACTGCTAAATTTAGAATCCTTGACAACCCCAACCCTGTCAATGATTATGCCCCAGAAAAAAATGTAATTTTTGATTTTACTATTGAAAATGCATTAAAAGCTGCAGAGTTTTTTATGAAAATGCATGACAAAGCAGAGAAGGAAGGTACAACAATCAGAGTCTATACAGACAAGAAAGAGTACCATGAAGAGGCTGGATTTACGCTTTGGGGCGGTATGTGGGGAAATAGTGGCAAACTAGCTCCATTACCACCAAAAGATTCATCACAGAGCAAGCCAGCGGCAGAAGAAACAATTAGCGTTGATGACCTTCCCTTCTAGATTTCCTAGCGATCCTTACGAGGGTCAAATTTTCTACGATCCTGACACAGACAGAACTTTTGAATGTCAATGTAGAGACCCTCTAGATCGAATGGTTAACCTACACAAAACACTTTTTGAGTGGGTTGATATTAGTAAAGAAGTTTAATCTTTGCCAAACAAAATATATTTAAGGCGCTTCACTAGAGGCGCTTTTTTTTTAGTTTTTCTTCTTTCAAAATAATTAATTATGTCTTGCTGGTTACACATTATTTCTAATGCATTAGCTATGAACTGAGATTGTTTGTGATTAGCTCGCGCCAGAACACTTGCTAACTCTCTTAGCTCGTCTATATCTTTGATTTTATGCAGTTCAGCAATAGAACTTTCTACAGCAAACTCAGACTCTAAACTTGGTCTTTTTGTAAGAATGTTTATAATACTTTTCACTTAACCTCTGGCCATAGATGCACTGAGACATAATCAACAATCTGATCGTCTATTGTATTATCTGTGGTCTTTGCTAATGCCTTCAAAAGATCAATAATTAATTTTTTTACTGCATTCGTTTTTACGAATGTCATAAGAATAGGTTTAAGGATTCTGAGCATAATAATCTTGTGTTACTTTCCAAACATAGCTAGATTGCTAGTATTAAACAAGAGTTGTAATTTTTATGGCAGAAGAACAAGAAGAAAAAGAGGGTACAGATTGGGGTGAAATTTTTGGTCATGCTGTCCGCTTTATGATTTTGGTATGGTCGTTAGCAATGATGACTTTAGGATATATGGATAAAATTAGGAATGATGGCGCTTTTTTAGCTGGCTTGACCAGCGGAGTTTTAGGCTCTTATGGTATAAGTGTGAACAAAAAGAAACCTAATAATACTGCTAAGATAGTAGATAATAAAGACACTAATGTAGGAATCAAATGAAAAAATTACTGCCTTTTATACTTTTTCTTTCTCCGTCTAGTGCTTTTGCAGAAATAACTCAGAAGTTTGTAACCTCTGCACAAATATCGATAGACTCTCCTTACGTTATTACAAATGCAGCTCCTAGCACTTACAGCATAAGTGGGAATAACGTAACAACATCTACAGGAACTGGAGATAGTGTTGTCACAAATGCTATAGGAGGGTTGAACTTAGGTAGTTTAAGTAATGGTGTACCAGCTTTAGTTAATACAAATAAGACAGTAACAACTGCTGGGTCTGCTTTCTCACTCTCTGAAAGTTACCAAGCTGGGGACGTAACACAATCAGCAATAACTCCAAGTAGCGGAATAGCAACTCTTCCAGTATTAGGAGGACAAACAACAGTAATTTCTGGAGGTACTGCTGGAAATCTTGCCCTTACTTCATTATCTTCAGGTATCCATACTTGCACCGCTGGAGGGTCTGGCACTAGCTGCATAGGCTCAACTACTGTATCTATAACCATTGACTAGACTTTGGCTGCTAGTTTTATTAATATTACCTGTAAGAACTCTTGCTACCCCTGTGGTGCCACAATTTAGAAGTGGTAGCTCCACGATGAGTTCAACCTCGCAAAGTATTATTAATGAAACTATTACCAGCCACCAGTATAATTCTGGATTTTCGTACTCAGCGTCTGGACACAATATTGAATCTGCAGACCTTAATGGTTATATCAACCCTTCAACTGTTGCTGGAACAACTCAGACTCTTAATGGTGTTCAGTTCAGCTGGACAAGTCCAACACTCGAGACAGTGCCTAGATGGAAAATAGTGAACGCTGGACAAAGCTTCTCTTTAGTAGAGTCGCTTCAGGGTGCTGGCCTTTCAAACGTGACCACAATAAACAGAACAATAACAACCACCACAACCACAGAAACCACCTCTGTCTTTGGACAATAATTTTTTTACTTAGCCCTGTAAAAGTTTTAGCAAATACAACAGTAGCTAGTCCTAGCAGTAACGCTCAAGGTGTCGTCAACAATAATGCAACCATGATAACGCCATCTTCTTTACCACAAAATAGATATTCACAAGGTATTGTTTGCACCTCGCCCAGCTTAACTATCACACCATATTTAACAGATGCATGGTCATTCAATCGACCTATCGAAACAGTTACCAAACAAAACATTTATGACGAGGACACAGGTACAATAAAATACATTCAAGAAACACCAAGATTTGAAAAAGATAATTACAATCTAAATTATGGTATTTCTATGCAATTTAATATTCCTTTGGGTCGAGGTGGTGAGTTATGCCAAAAAGCTGCAAAAGTAAATATTGAAGCTCAAGAGTTATTGATAGCCAAAACTAAAATGGAAATGGAGTTGTATAGACTTAAGATTTGTGGAGAGCAAGCGCGACTCGGAGTAGTGTTTATTGGCAAGTATCAAATTAACTGCGATGGCATCAAATTAATAGCCCAACCTAACCAAGTTTTGCCTCATACCCACAAAATCAAGCTAAATGACTAAATCACTCCCTCCAGATTGCCCTGTGATTGCCCTGTAATTATCGCCCTATATGTTTGTACCCTTGAAATAAGCGGCAGACAAGTACGGTTAAGCTTGTCTACCTAGACGCCCTATCCATTGCCATGTCGAATAGGGTTTTATTATTTTACATCATTTTTTTTCTTTGTAAGCTTTTTTGTTATCTGTTTTATACCACTTTTAGCAATCCCTTGTATTACAGGGACAAGAGCCGCAGACCCACCAGCAACCAGACCAATAGCAGCAGTAGAAACAAGTACTTCAGGCGTACCAATAAATGTTTCTCGAAATGGTACGTCCTCATAAAGAGTAATGCATTCTGTTTTGTCTGAGGATAACTTATGACCAACAACTTTTTCAATGCGTTTTGAGTTTCTGTAATCTCCAATTTTCTGCTCCTTCCTACTAGGACATTCTGGGATTACTAATGCTTCTTTTTTATTTTCTGGTGCTTTTGTTTCTGGCAAGTCAGTTTCTGGCATCGGTGGAGTCTCGTTTGAAATTGGCAAATCTTCAGTTATTACTAATTGATCTGGTCTGTAATCCATAGGAAAAAAACTAGGAAAAACAGAATCACAATCAGTAAATACCCCATTAGGGTCATCTAACAAAAGCTGAGTATTACCAGTGTTTTTTATGTCTCTATGCTGATAGGTACAACCAGCTACATTAATTTCTAAATTTGTTATTACAGGCAATACAGTATCTGGTTTGTAAATCTCAGGAATATAAACTTCTGGAATATTGATTTGTCTGATACCTATTTCTGGTATCTCCATCAACTTTTAGGCTTTATATATTCTGGAACTGTTGGCCCTGTCATATCTGGCAAAGCATTGTCTAATACTTTGGGCATGATTCCAGATACGTTGTCAAGGATCTCATTCATAACCCTAGCCTTGAACTGTTCGCTGGTAACAAAGCGGTAAGCGTAGTATGAACCGCCCAACATTGACAAGGTTAGAAAAAGCGACAACAATGAAGCTATCTGACAAATCTTTTGAAACATGGTTAAAGAGGCAATATTGAAAGCACTATCTTTTTCAAGTGTGCTTGTATTACTGCTTATTGTAGCCCTATCCCCTCTCTACGTCACCATGTCGATAATGACACGACAACTGCATGAAAAAGTTAACTAACTATCTGCAATAGTCAATGTGCTTGCATTTACTTGACGCATGATTTCATCATAATGTCTGTTACCTTCAACGAGTGGAACAAATATTTCAATGCCATCAATAATTGCTTTTATTGATTGATTTTTATTTGTTTCTAAATCTTTACAATAATGTGCAGATGTAATGTTCATTTCATTCATTTTTAAAGCTCCGAATCAAATTTTATAGGCAAATCATAAAGAAATGTCATGAAAGTATTACTTGTATTTGTAAGATATGCTTGCCAATTTGTTGTACCTGAACCAGTTGAAGCAACACTTTCAGATGTATCACTACCTCCATTTAACGCCCTCCTTGCCACACTTGAAAATGTAATAGTCGGGGCTGCTCTCATTTCTACTGGGTGTTGAGTAAGTGGAGTTTGGAAATATCCATTTTGATGAATGATTAGCTTAGTATATCCAGAATTGTCAGAAGTCATATCGTAATAATATCTCTTGCAAAGCTGAAGCTCCTGTGCGAAGCTGCGGTGTTCAAAATCGGTGGCATGATCTGAAACCTCAAGCTGTACTCCTGTAATTTCAAATGTTGCATCATTTGTTGTGTACCATGTTGAAGTATAGTCAGGTGCTCTTGTACTACTAGCAAAAGTAGCCCATTGATTTAAATTAACTGAACTAGCCGTTAAATTAGTCCCCCAAAATGGAGCAATAACAACTCTTAAGCCTTCACCATTATCATTATCTATCTGATTTCCTGACGCTCCAGGAATTGTTTTTGTAACTTTAGTCCAAGTATCAGCAGATAAAGAACCTGTTTCAAATGGATAAATTTTTGAAGTTCCATCCATACTTCTTAAATATCCATAGAAATTCTGAGCAACACTAGATTTAACCCAAAACGAAAGTGTTACATAACTAGAACTTGAAGTATAATTCCAACCACTTTGAGCGATATCTTGTGCTTCTATTTTTTGAAAAAAGTAAAGATAATCATCTGAACCAGCACCACTTGTTTGATTTCCATTTGTTATTTTAAATGCCTTTCTAAACCCATTTGTATAAGGAGTAGTACCACTAGTAACATCAGCCTGTGAAAATGTTGGAGATTCATCTAATCCTGATCTATCTGTTTTCCATCTATCTACAGTTGCATAACCAGTAGTTGATGATGATGTGGATCTTTGAGCTATTTTAAAATCTCCATTAATTATCAAGTTTTTATTCTGACGATTACTTAAATTGGCAGTACACGTTCCATCAGTATTGTTGACAGTAATAGCAGCAGTACTGGCTCCTACCCCTTTTATCGAATTTACCTTGATCTCTGACATAATTAACTAGGTTTTGGGTTAGCGTCTTTAACAGCTTTATTGTGTGCAGCAAAACTGCCAGTTGCATCTAGTTTACCTGTGATAATATCGTCATACAACATTGCTAATTGATCTCCTGTTGGTGCATACGTTGTAGAACCATTAGTTGTTCTATCGGTTTTGTACTTAACAGCAGCAGCTTCAGCATCTAGTGCGGTTCGTGCAGCATCTATTTCACTTTGCTCTAAAGTAATTGATTTTCCATCTTTATCAAACGCACCTGTGCCATCATCAATAGTGACAGCATTTGGGTATGCTTTTCTTATCGCTTTGTGATCTAAA